AATTAAGTTAGGTGTTTCTTTAACAGTCTCTTCAGCTATCTGTGCTTTTGTTTTCTTTTTGCCATCTTTTGTGTAATATTTTTCAGCTACTTTATACACATAATTATTGCTTGGAAATAAGCGTTCTGTACCTTCTTTGTTATTAAGTAGGTCTAATTTAACTGCTTGGTCAAACATCTTCTTGCCGTGAGTAGCAATGAAGTCATTTACAGTATTTTTATTTGCATTCCATGTATTTTTTGTATAAACCATATCTTTAATGGCATCAACAATAGTCTCTTCTTCAGATTTAGCAAAAGCTTCTTTTTTAGCTTGTTGACGCTCTTGGTTTATTTGCGCTTGTGTTTTAGGCTTTTCAGGTTTAGGTTTCTTAGCATTTCTTTGAGCTATTGATAGCATTAACTCTTCAAGTCTTTCAGGTGTCATCTTACCTGTATAAGGTACACCTGCTTCAGACTTGTATCCTGATGAACTATCTAAGCCTTCACCACGCATTTCAAATGACAACATACCGCCATCTATGTTATAAATATCTTTATATTTTTCAGGGGATATACCTAAACCTGTCATTGATATATCAATGTCACCTGTACCAAAGTTAAAAGTTTTATTGCTGTCTTTAAATAACTGTGTTGGCTCTACGTTAGGTTGGTTTAATTGATTTAAGTCTGCCCATCCACCATATCTATTAGGCTCACCACTATCAATTAATGCTTTATCTTTAGTAACAGATAGCACTGTGTTTGTTTGTGCTGTTTTACCAAAGCCACTAATTACAGTGTCACCGACCTTAATCCCTTTAGGATTTTCTTGTTCTTCAACTTGGTGGTATCTATTAGGATTGCCGGCAAGTTCTTGTACACTGCTTTTCCACCCTTCACTAGCGTCAGGATGTTTGTCTAATAAGTCTTGGTAGTAACTTGATACTTTCTTTTCAAGTTCAGATGTATCCTTAACTACTTCTGCAGGTTTAGGCGCAACAGGTGTTTGAATTGTTTCAGCATACTTAATAGCTTCTTCTTGAGTTTTGAAGTTTTGAAAAGTAGGTAATGTTTCACCACTATCTAAGTCTTTTTGAGCTACATTAAACGTGCCATCATCTCTAGGATAAACACTAGCTTCCATCTTGGTTTCATTGTTTACTACTGTATGCAATGGCGTAGTAGGTGATACAGGTGCAGTCTCTACTGGTGTAGCAGATACAGGCGTAGTAGATACAGGTGGCGGTGTAGTTATACGATTGTTAGCTCCAACTTGTGTGTCACCAAATAATAAAGATGTAACAGTATCTTGATCAGCTTGTGACATTTTTTTAGGGTCAATAGCTTTAAGTAATGTTTGTTGATAATCATTACCTGCTGTTTCTTTTATTGCTTCAGCATGTGACCATTCATTTAATCTTTTTATGGTATTAGTTGTCTGTCTATCACCTTCTAATTTTAATGGTGGAACAGTAATAATACGACCATTAACCGTTCTTAATTGTTCACCACTTTTTACCATTCCGTCATCTGGTTTATCTACTGGTGTAACAGTTGGTATTCTTCTTGCCCCAGCTGTAATAGTGCCATCTGGGTTCTTAGTTTCATAGTTTTCCCATCCTTCAGGTAAAGGCATAGGTTGTTTAGGTTGTTGAGCTACAGGAGCTTGTGGCTGAACTACTGGCGTTTGTGGTTGTACTACAGGCGTAGGTGTAGGTGAAGTTGGTGTAGGTGTAGGTGCAGTTGCTACTGGTGTAGGCGCTTGTTCTGCTTGCAAGTCTTCTACATCAGCGTCTGTAAGAACAGGTGCGCTTGTAGGTAATGGTGGAATTCCTGCTGGTGTTACTACAGGAGGTACTGCAGGCGGAACTACAGGTGGTATTCCCCCTGCTGGAGTAACAGCTGGTGGTACTACTGGTGGTACTGATGGCTTCATTAAATCTCTAGTAGCAGAGTAAGCTGCTGCAGGAACTTCAATAGCGGCACCACCTAACTCACCCAACATCTCTTGACCAACATCGGCTAAGTTTACTTTGCCATATGCCATTTCTTGGCCTGCCGCTTCTGATGCTCCACCACCTGCTACATCAACACCAACGCCTTGAGCGCCAGCTTTTATTTTTTGTAATGTGGGTGTATCTTTTACAATTTGCGTTGCACGTTCTGCAATTTTAGCAGCATCAGCACCAGCACCTAATTCTTTCTTAGCGGTTTCAATAGCGGCTCTTCTTGGAGCAGTAGCCAATCTACCACCAAGCATTGTTGTAGCAGAGTCTACGGCAGCGGTAGTAATACCTTTTGTTCTAGCATCACTAATGGCTTTGTTTACAAACTGCTTATCTAACAATAATGCTTTAACATTAGCTTCTGTAGGAGCTAACTTTCTATTAGATAACTCTTTGCCTACTAATCCGATAAATTCAGAGCCAGTCTCCATTGGAACTTGACCTGCAAATGCACCAGCTACACCGCCAACAACAGCACCTGCTGGAACTGTAAATCCTGCTGATGGGCCACCTAAAGCACCAAGTCCAGCACCAACTCTAGAACCTGTCATCATACCAACAATAGCAGGAGCCATATTAGCGGCAGACTGTGCTGTTATATAAGCGGCACCTTTAGGATTGGTTAGTATTTGTTTACCAAACTCACCAAACATACCAGCAGTTGCTACTAAAGCATCTGGAGAATACCAATGTTTAGCTTTTTCAAATGCCTCTGCTTCGTCAGCAAAGGCTAAATTAGCTTGTTGTAGTTCTTTAGGATTAACAGGTTGAGGTGTAGATAACTCTTTAGCTATTGTTTTAGCTTTGTTTACTGGGTCTGTGCCTGCAAGTAAAGTAGTAGAAACATCACCTGCCGCAACAGCACTTTGACCGCCTCTTTGTATTAAATTAGCAGCGTTTGAAAAGAAACCTTTTTCTGCTTGACTAGCTTTATATTGATTTTCAAAGTCTTGTAAGAAGTTACTAGGAGCTTGATTTGATGCATATTGAGCTTCAAAGTCAGCTAGAAAATCAGTATTAGCTATAGGTTTTGCCATTATTTAACAACTCCTTGTTGACGAGCGTAGGCTGTAAATGCTTTTTGTTTAACTGGGTCATTAGCATATTGTGAAAATGCAGCTTTATATTGATCATAAGTCAATTTTTTTGGCGCATTTGGATTAACTGTGCCTTGTGCAACACCAAGTAATGATAACACTTTTGGGTCAAATTGTTTATTAGTTTGAGCTGTAGCCATGTCATTAATTTCTTGAATAGTGTACGCATCTATCTTGAAGTTATCTTTGATATATTGTTGAATTTCATCTTTATTTTTAGCGTGTGCTTGATTGTATATAGCAGAGTATTTAGGTAGCAATGCTGCTTCTCTAGCAGATGCTGCGCTTGCGGCTGATGCCTCTCTAGTTGCCGCAATTCCTGCAAGCCCAAGTTTCTTAGCTTGCAACTGTGTTAATGATGTCTGCATGTTATTCAACATTCCTGATTTACGAGCAAAGTCTGCTTTTTCAGCTTCTACTTGTTGTTGCATAGCTAACTTATTGTTTGCATCTTGTGATTCAGCTCGTTTACCTGCTTGAGTGCTGGCATACTCAAGACCTCCACCTAAGTTAGATAAACCATATTGTGATGTACCTTTAGCGGTTCCTATACCAGCATCAATTAAAAAATCTGCAAACTGTGAATTCTTTGCTGCCTTTGCCTCGTCTGACAACGCTTTTTGCATTTCATCTGATTTAGAAAATGCTGGCTTATCCCATAACTGACTACCATATTTAGCAATATCAGCTTGTAAACGAGCTTCATCATCAATTGGAGCTACTACTTTATCCCCTTTAGCAAATGCAATGATCCCACCACCTGCCATTGTTTCTGGCACCATATCACCTGTTGGAATAGAACTAATACCTTCATTTTGTGCCATTATCTGTGGTGTTTGTGGGTTAATCTCCATACGTCTATGTAAAGCAAGTAAGTCTTCTACTGCTTTCATTTCCATAGGATTTAGTTGTGGGTTACTAAGCAACTCTGTTAATTGCTGATCAGTCATGGTAGATATATCTCCACCAACGCTGTAGCCTACTTTACCGCCATCTTTGTAAGAAGATATGATGCCGCCTTCTTTATTAAAGCCACCCGCTTTTGTATAAGCGCCAAGGCCAGCCATGCCAAGACCACCAAGCTGTGAAACCATGCTAGGAGGAGCTGTGTATTGCGTTGCCGCTGATTGTGACAATGGCAAGCCTCGTGTCATGTCTGACATAAAGGCAAGTTGTTGGTAAGGATAGTTTTGTTGTTTCAAGAAGTCTTGATAACCTTGGTCTAGGTTTTGCTGTGCTTGCGCTTGTTGTACCGCACCTACTTGTTGTTGTGCTGTGTTGATACCTTGTTGTTGACCAAACTGTGTTTGACCCAATTGACCAAGTTGACCTGCACCAGCAAGAATTTGTTGTAGGTTTTGTTGGCCAATATTTGCACCAAACTGTTGTTGATTAGCCGCTAATTGTTGAGCATTACCAAATGCACCTTGATTAGCAAGTTGTGCTTGAAGGTTTTGACCAGAACCAAGTCCTTGAGTTTGCAATGCTGATTGCAAGTTTTGTGTGCCAGTAGTCAAGCCTGCTTGTTGATTAGCCAATGCCGCTTGCATTCTAGCTTGTTGATTAGCTAAACCTGTTTGTTGATTAAATTGACCTTGTTGCAATCCATACTGACCTAAAATGCCTTGATTAGCCAAGTTCGATTGCTGTGCCAGCTGTGCATTTTGAAGCGCAGTATTGTAACCAGTTTGTTGATTGGCTAATCCTGCTTGTAAGCCTGCAGCTTGGTTTAATTGTTGCGCTTGTAAGTTTTGACCTGAGCCTAATTGTTGAACGCCTAAATTAGCTTGTAAGTTTTGCTGACCAGTTGTTAGTCCTGCTTGTTGGTTAGCAAGTGCTGCCTGTAAAGCCTGCTGTGCATTCATGCCTGCAGCTTGGTTTTGTGCTGCTTGATTATTAACAGCAGCCTGTTGTTCATTACTTAAATTAGCTAATTGTGCTTGCAAGCCTGTTTGAGTGCCAAGTTGTTGTACGCCTAATTGAGAGGCTAAGTTTTGTTGGCCTGTTGTTAGATTTGCCTGTTGGTTTGCTTGTTGTGCTTGTAAGTTTGCTTGCTGTTGGGCGTTAAACTGTTGTTGTGCATTTTGGAATGCAGTGTTATATCCTTGGCCAATAGCTGTATTCATTGCTGTATTTTTATTACGAGCATTTTCAGCTTGCATTAAAGCTTGGCGATTGCCACCAAAGGCACCTTGACCAGTAGCTTGTGATTTTTCTTGTTGACCAGTGATGTCATATTGACGGCCAATTTCAGCTAACTGTGGCTGTAATGATGCACTTAAGTACGGGTTCATAAATTGCTGTGCAGTACCCGGTCTATTAAAGTCTTGTGTTCTTACTTGGCTTGCTGGACCCATTTGATATGCAGTAAGGCCGGGCATGTAATTAGTTTTTGCCCCTTGCATTTGTGCGGCACTATATCCCGTTCCAGATACGTCCTGAGGGCCTTGCATTTGATAGTTTTGCAAACTAGGTGAGGTTACATTTTGCGAATATACGTTTTGTGGACCTTGAAATCCTGCTGATTGAGCCAGTGGAGCGTTGCTTAACTGAGCAGAACGAGCTGTAGGAGCGTATACATTTTGCGGACCCTGCATTGAGTATTGGTTTAAACTAGGCGCATTAGCACTTAAGTAGCTAGTTTGCATTGGGTTATATTGGTTATTAGCCGCTGCCGCCATGACACCAGCCGTTGCATTAGATGCTTGACCAAGCTGTGGTGCTGTCTGCATATTTCCAACATTGCTAAATGCTTGTTGTTGCATTGGTGAGAATTCAGCAATACGTTGACCGCCATAGGTCTGGTATGGATTTTGATTAATATCAGTAAGTGCTTCAGTCTTACCTAGCATCGTCTCTACATAAGGACGGGCGTATTCAGGAATAGAGGTATTAGTAACTGTTTGGCTACTTGGGGCTGCAGAACCTCCACTACCTTTTTTATACAGTTTAATTTTTCCTGACGGGTCTTTTATAAATGCCTCTTCAGGTAACATTTCATCATAGTAGTATGCCATTATTCTTTCTCCACAGGCAGTTCATAAAACATGAACCGCTTTTTAAATCCATCTTGTTTAAATATTCTTTCCCATCCAGCCCTACCATAACTTTCTATGATCTTGCACCCATTGTCTTTAGCATATCTTTGCAAAATATCTAACATTGGTGTTTTCCATCTTTTTAATTCTATACCACCAGTAAATACCATATCTAATGCAGTCATATTTGGATAATATGTAAAGGCAGTTACAACAGCACCTAATACTTTTTTATCCTCAAATGCTATCCATAAACTTTGAGGTTTAGTGATTAGCCCTTCTTTAATGTTTTTTACAGTATATCTACCATATGAATAATCAGCCGCACCTTGTAAATAGCTTTCAATTGAAGGCCATACTTGCTCTATATACTCAACAGGTACTAATGAAACTTCCATTATGCAGGAAGATATTTCTCTGCTTTAGAATCAACAGCTACTTTACCTTTGCCTACTGTTTTTTTACGACCAGCTTGTATTTTATCCATCATGGCATAAAGGCGTTTAGCACCGGCATCAGTAGAGCCATTACCTAACTCTGAAACAATACGGGCAGGAATAACAAACTCACCATCTGCAAGTCTTGCTGGTTGTTTATCACCAATAGAAGCAGGGATAGAATCAGATACACCATCGCCCGGACCTTTAAGCAATCTACCGCCATCTGAGTAATCACCTAAATCAGTCATGCCACCATTAGCCATCTGTTTATATTGTTGTGTAACTGGGTCATAGGTAAAGTTTTGAGCAGTAGATTGTTGTTCTTTAACTTTTCTAAGCATGTTACCCATAATTCCACCAAAGCCATTCATTCCTACATTGCCCATATTTTGGTTATTATTTTGCATACCTCTATTAGCGCCAATATTAAACATTGCACTTGGATTGTTATAAAAAAGTTGGCCCAAAGTTTGTCTATCTGTTGCTACAGGTTCAATTGGTTTAACTTGTGCATACTGTTGTGTAGCAGGGTCATATGTATATTTGTTATTAGTTTCTGGTTCAGCTGTGCTACTAGCTCTTCCACCTAATGCATATCCAATAGGCTCACCAGTATAAGGATTAGTATTTTGCTCATAGCCTGAATCCAATACTTCATTACCTATAGGAGTGCTAGTGGATAAAGCATAATCATTTGCGTATTGTTGGCTTTGTGGATACATGTTTCCAAGTCCACCTGCCGCCATTAAACCGCCATCTGCTGCTTTATAAGCAGGAAGTGCTGTAAAGCCTTGGTTGAAATAACGCTGTTCACTTTTATTTAATATAGGATTACCTGCTGCATCATACATAGGACCAGTAGGATAAGGTGATGGTGAAGCTGTAGATGAAGCATAGGTATAAGGGCGAACTGAACCCTTGTCTACTTCTACTTGTTTTTGTTTAGGTGTCATTGCATCACCAAGTATTCCAAGTCCTGCAGTTCCTGCTAAACCATAACCAAGTTTTTCTTTACCAGATAATCCACCCCACCAATTTGAAACACCTGTTAATGGATTAGATACTGTTTGCGCTACTGGTGCAGTTGCAGCATTTAAAATGCTTGGATTAGTCATCATAGATGTGCCAACTTGATTTAACCCAGTATTTACTGCTGTATTTCCTGCTTGTAATGCTGCGGCTTTTGTTGCGGCTTCTGCACCTGATGCTGTTGCCATATTAGCTGTTTGCGCTGCGGCTGTAGATGGAGCGGTTAATCCACCCATAATGCCACCCATAACACCAGCACCAAGACCTTGTTTAAGACTACCAGTAGCTAATGCTGTAGCTCCACCTGTTAGAAGGCCCATACCAATACCTGAAGCTAATGCACCTGTTGCACCAAATGCTTCACCAATTCCTGCGGCTAATGGACCAACGCCCGGAACAAAACTTAATGCTATAGGAGCGGCAACTTTTAATATATCACCAAGCCATCCTGCTTCAGGAAGTCCTGTTTGTGGGTTAATAGTAAGACTGCCACCATGTTGTTGAGCTAGTTGTTGAAGGGCATCAATCTCACTAGGCATCATGTGAATTAATTGCGAGTCTTCACCACGACCTTTTGAACTAAGGTACTGTGCCGCATCTGCTAGGCCACCTTGACCGTATGTAAGTGTATAACTCATATTAACCTCACTAATTTACTGAATATTACCATGTTAAACCTTGACTTTCAAACAATTACACTGTTTCAGGTATGGCTGATATAAATGTTATTGAGCCAATGGAAGATGGTGTTGCTGGGTATGCCATAGGAGATGTTTGTGCTGCTTTTGCTTCTATGTAAATACCCGTTGCTCCACCTGATACTGCCGCTTGGTCAGTACCCCACCATAACCCAACTACATCACCTACATTTAACTGAAATACTACCTCAGAATATCCGCATACATAAGCTGGTAGAAGTGCGCTTTTTCTTGATGGAAGCGTAAAAGTAGTGGTTGAACCTACTAAATTTGTACCATTAATTTGTAACCAAACAACTGCATCATGGATAGCATTGTCATTATTAACTATTTGCAGGCTGTAAGTAATTTTATAGATACCTTGTACTAATGCTGTTGCCGTATTACCAACATCTAATGTAAACCCATTGCCATAAGCTAAAGTATTCCATTTAACTATAGTTGGCGTATTTGTAGCTGTTGCATATTGATTAGTAGTATCAGATGCCGCTACATAGGGAAACTTTAAATATGAACCACCTGTATTAGAAATAAATGGCAATGTAAAGTTATCTACTTGTGCAAAATACAATCTAAGTACATTATTTAACTGGTCTTGAAACTGTTGGCTATACTCCATTGGAGCAAGAGACAAGTTTGGTGCCTTTGATGGACGAAGACTACTAACTTTTAATGCAGTAACCATTATCGTCTACCATCATTTTTAATATCAATTCTAGGACTGCCTAATTGCCAAGCTACACCAACACCATCAGACTCAATTCTAAAGCTCATTTGACGGCCTCTAATGCGTGTATAGACCTGTCCTGTGAACTCTTGGATATTATATGTGTTTCTTAATGTAAAATTATCTTGGCTAGGTACTGCAGGGCTATCAGCCGATCCATATGGTGTACCAGAGTTCTGTCTAGGTTTAACGATCATCGTTACAGATGGTCCATTTACATTAGAACCATTAAAGTTTACGTCAGGCAATATGCGCCACACAAACCCAAAGTTATGACCATCACCAATATCAAAATCTGATGACTGTATATATGAATTAATTGCTACTGGGGTAAGTCCTGACACATCATCAACTGCCGCTTCATGGTACAAAATACGGTTATCATAGTTAGCCGCCATTGGGTAGTTTCTAATACCTGAATCTAACCATGCTGTTCTTGCCATAGAGCCATAATACCAAACACGGTCTAAGTAATTGTAAATAACATACTTATCAATTTCTGTAGCATTACTTGAGTTACTTACATAAAACCACCAGACTTCGTTATAGCCTTCATTGCCACCAGAAAATACTTGAAATGATTGGTCTCTATTTAAGTCATTAAATATGTACTGTCTTAATGAACATGGCAGTGTTTCTACACGGCCTGAATACATATAGAACTTATCAACACCCATCCAGTAAGTAACATTATTAACTGTAATCATTGAGTTTGGTGACATAACAGATATGTTATCCATTAGTATATTAAAGCCCCAAACATATGGCGCACCTAAATACTGCATAGAATAAATCGCAGAGTTAGTCCATACCAGTATTTCTTGGCGTGTTGGTATTGCTCCCATAATAAATGAGCCATGCGTTAAAGCAAACTCGCCTGCTTGGTTTGTAATAGCTGGAACCCACTCATATGGGTTTTCTTGGTCAGACCATCGTACAAGCATAGGGTTAAAGTCTGTATTAGGCGTTCCTGATAAATAAGAATTAGCACCAAAAGCAATTAAGAACCGTTGAATAGATGATGCTGATATTTGATTAGTTGTATGTGGAACATAATCACCTGCAAAGCCTTCATCTGTTGATAAAGTATTTAATGATACTGCTCTAAAATTAACACCTAAAGAGTCTTTCCAATAGTAAATGCCACCACTACGAGGTGCAATTACAAGGTCTTGACCAAAGTTGTCATTAGACCAAAGGCGTAATTGCTGACCAACACCAATTACTGATGCAGCGCCCCAGCCTGTGTTAGATGCACTGCCTGTACCATAGAACCCACTCCATGTACCTGCTCCCCATCCTATACCTGCTGTAAATACATCTAGTCCAGTAGGATATTCATATTCAGCTTTAACTACTGCTCCGCCTTTAAGCGTATCGCTTGAGTTTGCATTAGCCGATACTACTATAGTGTATGTAGTATTTGATGGAACTGTTGCTACAACATATTCTTGATTTAATATGACAGCAGTTATATTTCCACCTAGACTAACAGCACCTGAAAATACAATATAATCACCAACTTCAGGGTTATATGATGCATCTGTAACAGTAATAATGTTAGAGCCTGTTGTAGCTGTAAATGGTCCTGCGGCAGCGCCTAATGCTGATGATGTATGAATTAAAGGGGTAACATCATTATAGGTACCACCCTTTTCAATATAGTATTTTTTACTTGTGCCTATGCCTAAGTAGTTATTACCAGCATCAAAGTCAATCCAGTTCCATAATGCACGAGCAATGCCTAAAAATGTACTTGCAGATAACCTAATCCATCCACCTAACTTTTCTGGATAGCCTGAACGAAAGCGTATATTGTCACAGTCATACCAACCGCCTTCGTTGCTGTAATTTGTACCTTCACGATTAACACCGGGACGCATTTGTATTTTCTGTAATGGCATTTTACTTCCCTACTGACTCAATGTTTTCGTACCAATCAATCAGTGCGTTTAACTGGTCACGGACTTGTTTATACTGCTCGAAGTTTTCGATGACGTTGGTGAGGACTTCGGTATCAGTGGCGCTAAAGGTATCGGTGCTGGCGGGCGTTTCAGTAATTCCTGTGGGGGTTTTGGGCAAGTTGCCTGTAAGGGCGCTGTTGTACAACCCCCAAGCAGCGCTATCAGCAAAACATATGCGATTGTCCGTAACATGAGGCACCTTCCCTTTCAGTGTTCTATACTTAATGACTTGTTCAGCTTGTTGTGTTTCAAACTTTACGGCAACTTCTCTAGCATATCTATCATAGGCTTGTTGTAGGTCTATCGTGTCCTGTAATGCCTTCTTTAAGTTAGCATCATACTTCCAACCATGCACAGTCCAGCCAATACAGAACGCTGTGAAAATAGCCCCTGCTATAAGTAGTATACGAACATTAAGAGGTAGCATCTCTCTTACCTTTCGCAAAGTTATCGGCAGTGTGTCCCGCTACTAAAGATATAATATTAAAATTCACAATACTAGTAAAGTCACCGCTGGTTAGTTTACCTACATACAACAACGCAGCAGACAGCAGGGTTAAGCCTACTGCAAAAGCAAACCGCCTTCCGCCTATGCTGTAAAAGTTCATTTTATACCCGTTGAATAAAGTGTTTTACCGTCTGTAAATCTAGCAGTCAGTAACTGCCGTCTGTTCTGTGGGTCGCAACTGATATGCACCCAAGCGTTGCCTTCGCATATTAACTGGTCAAATTTCAAGTTACTTTCAGCTATTTTCTTCGCCACCGTAATAGGCGAGCCAAAAGATGGACAAGTGAAGTCAGCCGCCCAACCACGTACGTGTGCACTCGAATCAGAACTTCCAATATGGCGATTAAGACTAAGACAACGATAACCACTGGATATACGAATAGCACCGCCACCCAGAAGCTCACGGACTTGCTCAAGCAATGCAGCCAGCATACGAAGATTCTCCACAACCTTTTCACTTGGCGTGTTGTTGATGCTGTGCCTTGTGGCTGTCTGTGATGCGGTAAATTCGTCAAGATTAAAGTGCTCCGAAAGGTTCATTTTAGTTTTCGTATCCCTAATATACGCCCTGCATACATTTTTCTTGGTTGATTATCGTGTGATTTCCACCCGAAGTTATAATCGTTATAATATCCAAATATAGCTCTAGTCTTGCCTTGTATTTGAAATCCTTTATCTTGAGCTACACTGAATAACTTTAAGTGCCACCCATAAGCAGTATTGCGAGATAGCCACCATACACGGCACAAGTATCTAAGTAGCCATGAGTTGTCGTATTCTGCCTGTGTCTTGTTGGTGAATAAATCGTAATCGCCATACCAACCCCAATCTACCTCATGGTCAAATGTCTGCCATAAGTAAAAGAATGGAATTAAATTATCTCTACCCAAAGTCCTGACGGTAAACAGACAGACAATAGGGTTAGTTATCCAGCATAGCCATGTGACTAGCATTGCAGGGATAAAGTAGAGAATGTAAAGTAGGTAGTACATTATTATACACCCCTTGTCATTCCCATGTTATGCCCCTAATCCTTTAATCTGTTCTTGAATAGCATTTAATTGCGCCTGTAATTCCTCTAATGTAGGCTGTGGCTGTGGGTTATTTTTTAGAAACTCAGCATTTACTTTTGCTTGTATTTCTGCCCCAATTATATTAGCCTCTTCCTCAGTAATCTGAATTAGGTTTTCTGAAATTAGGTGGTCTTGGGAACCATCATCTTCATATGCCCATAAATTATTGTTTTCATCTTTATATGTTTTCATACAGATTCCTTTATCTTAATTCTGTCCAATATGATATTACTGGTGTAGCGCTATTTGGCTGTACTAAATAGGTATGCCCATTAGGTACAATAAATGTTATTTGTGATTGTCCGCTTGTATATGATGAACCCGGACCTAAAGCTACCCCATTTACAGTTACAAATAATCCACTAACAGTATTTATTCCGCATGTAGCCGCTACATATACACATATAGGCTTGCCAGTTGAATTAGTATATGTAGTTGATATTAATCTGCCGGGAGTTGTTTTTACATCCGTCCAAGTCTGCCCTACTCCTACACTACCAACGGCTTGCACTGAAGCATTCGGGAAGGTAATTCCGTTTGTTCCGTCTATTGTCATTGACATAATTAATTACTCCATTGTTCTGCTGGTAAGGTAGGCCAGTTAATATCACCTGCTACTGGATTTACCGCATATTGTCTAACTGCTAATCGGTATGTATCAAACTCGGCACTATTAAGTAGATGTGGAGTATTAGCAGTGTTTCTTACGTCTGGTTGATTAACCCAATCGGTTGCTTGCAATAAACTTGTTGCCGTTGCTTTGTTTTGTTCTGCTGTAACTTCAGGAACAGGTATCTTAACAATAGTTCCATTCACATATTCATATTGATATGCAACGGTAGTATCAGGACAATCAACCCAAAATAAAGGTTCTGCTACTTCAAATATGTTTGCATCTGCTGATACTTCAGCGACTACATTGTCTTGCATTGGTGAGATAAGTGCTTTCATTTTAGTATTTCCTTCTTAGTAATAAACAATAACAACACCACCTGCACCACCACCAGCACCGCTAGTAGTAGCATTAGTACCACCACCACCACCACCAAAGTAACCACCACCTATTCCACTAATAATAGCAGAGGCCCCACTACCAGCTACAGTTGTTGGAGTGCCTCCAGCCCCCCCATTAGTTACAGTACCCCCATTTCCTCCACCACCACCAGCCGAACCTGTACCTCCACCACCAGCCGCACCACCAGTAGAGCCACCAGTGCCCGCAGTTACAGTTACTCCATTAGTTCCAGCTCCACCATTAGTTGTATTACCTGAACCTCCGCCACCGCCACCAACAACAACAGCGTGAGACCCAGCAGGTGATACTGTAAATTGAGCATAAGCCGCTCCGCCAGCTCCTCCAGATACTGGGTTACTACCTCCTCCTCTACCACCGCCACTACCAAAACCTATTCCACCATTACCAGCAGAACCAACAGGTGCAGTACCAACACCCCAACTAGCTACTGAACCTGCCTGAACATTAGTACCATTAGTGGAAGAAAAGCGTATAGTAGTACCCGCAATAGCCCCTGTTACCGTAGGAACTCCACTTGTAGCAAGAGTGGAAGTAATAGGAGCGCCAGCACCGCCTGTACAAGAAATTAAAGTGCCAAATGATGAAGTACCGCCAGCCCCGCCAGTTCCTCCAGCTACTTGTACATTTCCTCCACCACCACCCGCAATACATAAAACACCAATTTTAGTAATCCCTGTTGGAACTGTGAATGTATCATTTGCATTATATACAACTACGTTTGAGAAACCAGATGGCCCCAAAGTCATTGAAGTTGACGGTAAAGTAATTACCGTTGTACCTGCCACATCTGGTGCGGCTAGGGTAACGCTACCGCTTGTGTTTCCTGAAATTACGACTGAACTCATATTATTCCCCTATGCCCATGTGCCTACAGATGTGTTAGCACCTGATACACCAATTGGTTTGATTTTCATGTAAGACCCAGCTACCGTTGAATATGCCCCACCCGGAGCTGCTGATAAACTGTATTGTGGAGTAAATGTACCACCAGCGTTGATTGATACTGTGCCTTTCCTATAAACACCAAGAGTAAACGCCGCAGATGCAACTGGCGCTGTTATGACTAGGGATACGCTATTAGTAAAAGCTATATTACCTGTAGTACCTAAAGGGATTGCACTAAAAGCAGTTCCATACTCAATAAAATCTACAAAATTATTTATTGTTGCTGTACCACCAATATCGGCTGAAACTGTATGTGATGTAGCACCAACAGATTTAGTTAGTATATATACAATCTCAAACTCATACACCATAGACGCAACTAGTGTTACACCTACACCAAATACTTTCTGTGCACCTGTGGCATTAGCACCTACTAAATTAGCATTAAGTCTATAGAACTGTTCCGTAGGAATAATCCCACGAGTTGTTGCTGTTGGTGCACCTGTAAAAATAGTACCGTTAAATTCTGTTTGCCCTGCACCGGGCGTACCTACTAGTGTTTCTGCTGTTAATATTAAACTAGCCATGATTTATCCTTATAAAACTACCCAGCGTGAGCCACTAGGAACTGTAATTGTTACCCCTACATCTAACGTTATTGGTCCAGTAGACATTGCTGATTTACCTGATGATATTGTATATGATGAAGAAATTGTCTGTGAGTTTTCAATCATTCCCCCACTAGCTACTAACCCTCCAGCTCCTGTCCATAATAACCCTGTACCATCCCAAGTTAATGAAGTATTTGCTGTTGTTGGAGCGGCTACAAATGTTGTAGTTCCTGCCCCTGATTGATATGCTACCCTATTAGCTGCGCCGCCCGCAAGATTTGTAGCTGTAGAAGCTGAAGTAGCTGTTGTAGCTGTTGTAGCTGTTGTAGCTGTTGCCGCATTACCGCCAATTGAAAGCCCCGCTGCAGTACCTGTTATATTAGTACCTACTAAAGCACTTGGAGTACCTAAGTTTGGTGTTACTAATGTTGGGCTTGTGTTCATTACAAACGTAGACCCAGTACCTGTCTGACTTGCAACACTTGTAGCATTACCTACTGATGTGATTGGTCCAGTTAAGTTAGCATTGGTAGCCTTATTACCATTAAGTTTTTGAATAGCTTGTAAGATAGTATCAGTTGCCGCTACTGTTCCTGCACCTGATGTATATCCTGTTAATACTTTGCCTATTACTGCAGAGTTAGTCAGCGTAGCCGCATTTCCTACAGAAGTTACTTCACCTGTTAAGTTTGCATTTGTTGTAACTGTACCTGCTGTTAATCCTGCCGCTGTGCCTGTGATATTAGTACCAACAAGTGCACTAGGTGTTCCTAAAGCTGGAGTTACTAGCGTAGGACTTGTAGATAAAACAACATTACCTGTACCTGTGCTTGTAGTTACGCCTGTACCACCATTTAAAACAGGAAGCGTTCCAGTTACACCAGTAGTTAACGGGAGACCTGTTACGTTAGTCATTACACCTGAAGCAGGTGTGCCAAGAGCAGGAGTAACTAAAGTTGGGCTTGTTTGATGAACGCCTGCACCTGTACCTGTAGACGTTGTGACACCTGTACCACCATTTAATACTGGTAATGTTCCTGTAACCCCTGTGGTCATAGGTAAGCCGGTACAATTAGTTAATACACCTGATGCTGGTGTGCCTAAAAGTGGTGTAACTAAAGTTGGGCTTGTAGCAAATACATTTGCACCTGAACCTGTTTCATCTGTCAATGCAGCCGCTAGGTTGGCACTTGATGGAGTTGCTAAAAATGTAGCTACATTAGCAGCAAGACCAGATATACCAGTTGTAATAGGCAAACCAGTACAGTTAGTTAAAGTACCGCTTGTAGGAGTTCCTAGTAATGGAGTAACTAAAGTTGGACTTGTTGCTAATGCAACTAACCCAGAACCAGTGTAAGGAAGTGAAACTATTTTTTTACTTGCATCTGAACCTAGTGGGGTTAAAGCTGTTAATGTTGATAAGGTTGTAGCACCCGTTAAAGTTGTAGCACCTGTTACATTTAATGTTCCGCTTACAGATAAATTTCCAGTAATTACACCACCTGTTGATGGAAAGCTTGCCGCATAAAACTCTGAACCATCACAATAAACTGTTTGCGTTGCACCATTGGCTATGGTTAAACCAGTACCAGCAGAAGTTTTAATTACAATTGCATAACCGCCAACTGTTTTGTTTGCAATAATATAGGTTTTATTAACTGACGGAGCAATAATACTTCTAATAGCAGAGTTAGTACCACCTACTACAAGAACTGCATTACGAGCTTCATCTGATACACCGTTAAGGTCTGTAAGTGTATAATTGACATTAGCCATAGTAATAGCTTGTACACCAGTTATGGCTTGTTCTAATAGCGTACCTAAGTTAGTATTGGTTGTAATACCCCAAGTACCTGACTGATCGCCATTCCCAATAAGTTCTAATTTTAAACTAGGTGAAAAGGTGCTTGCCATGATTTATCCTTTAATTTATGTACATTCTACATCTTTATTGGTTGTCGTCAACATCTGTCCAGTCTGAAGTTTGACCAGTATTTACTTCTATCCAAGTATTTGATTGTGAATTAGTTATTTGAGTCCAACCAGTTGTTTGATTAGTATTAACAGCTAACCATGTATTTATTTGAGAATCATCAATTGGAATCCAATTTGCTACGTCATTATTAACAATTTTAATCCAACCAGTTGTTGTAGTTGAATCAAATAAGCCACAATTTTCTATTACTGCAGTGGCAAATTGAGCTTTAATAGATGGAGTATCATTAACAGAAAAACCTTCTATAACATTATATAAAGACTGACGACTTATGGAAGTTGCTTCTGCAAGTGTTGTGTTTTCAGTAATACTAAAGAAAAATATACTTGCAATTATATAAAGGTCATTAAGCGTGGTTGCTTCTGCTACAGAGGATATAAATTGAGCTGTTATTGTTCTAGCATCATTTATTGTTATTTGTTCTACCCTTGTCTGTAAGAATGCTGATTGTTGGGTGCTTGCATCTGCTATTGTTATTGGCTCTACCCTTGTCTGTATAAAAGTAGATTGTTGGGTGTTTGCATCAGCTAAAGTTATTGGCTCGGTTCTACTTGATGCAAATTGAGCTGTAATGGTTTTTGTATCCGCTATGATTATAGGTTCTGTTAGTGATGATATAAATTGAGCAGTTAACGCAGGTACATCAGCTACACTAATAGGTTCTGTTCTTGAGTTTAAAAACTGTGCGGTTATCGTTGGAGTAGCCGCTAATACCCCATTTTCTACTAACGCCACACTAAACGTAGATAGCTGAGTACTAAAGTCAGCAATCGTCATTACTTCAGTCATACCAAAGAAGAATGCATCAACTTCAGAATTAAAGTCTAGCATGGTCACGCCTTCGGCTAATGACGCTACAAAGTCATACCGTTGGGTACTAAAAGCTAATATTGTTCCGTTTTCTACACGACTAACTACAAACTGCGCAGTGATTGTTTGTATAGATGCTATTGTAGAGTTTTCAGTTAATGAATTTAAAAACTGTGCTGTTATAGTCTTTACGTCAGCTAAAGTTATTGGCTCTGTTCTACTTACGCTATAGGTAGATAATTGGGTACTTAAATTAGCTAAAGTTATTGGTTCTACTCGTGAATTTAAAAACTGTGCTGTTATAGTCTTTACGTCAGCTAAAGTTATTGGCTCTGTTCGTGTTTGCAAAAAAGCAGAAAGTTGGGTACTTAAGTCAGCTAAAGTTATTGGCTCTACTCGTGATTGCAAGAACGCTGATTGTTGTGTGAAATTATCAGCTAACGTAATTGGCTCTGTTCTAGTCTGTAAAAAATTGACTGGGTTAGATTGTGTTGCCGCTAATATAATGTTTTCAACTAAAGATAATACATATGCCTGCCCTGCCAATGAAGCAAATGGCGTTTGTGCAAATGATGATATCCCGAACATTTATAGTACTACCCATTTAGACCCTGAAGGGACAGTGATTACTACCCCTGCATTTAACGTAATTGGGCCTGCTGACATTGCGCTTGAACCACTAGGAATTGAGTATGAAACAGTTGCTGTTTTGCTATTTACGATAAATGGTTGTGATGCATTGATAGTTGTACCCGTAACTGTAGTTGTAGCCGCAATAGAACCCGGAGCAATAAAAGTACTTGGAGTGCTTAATGTAACCGCACCAGTAGATGCTGATGCTGTAATTTGATTGGCTGTACCTGCAAGGCTTGTAACGCCCGATGCTGGAGCTGAACCCCAAACTGGAGCGGCACCTGTCTGAGCTAAAAGAACTTGGCCTGTTGTACCTGCGGCTGTTGATGCGTATGCAGTTCCTGTACCAACAATTACACCGCCTAAAGTAGGTGTGGCTGTACCGTTTGTACCACCGTTAGCGATAGGTAGGGTTCCAGATACGTGGGTAGTTAAACCAATTTTACCGTAACTAGGTGCAACACCAACACCACCTGAAATAAGCGCATTACCTGTAGCAACATCAGCTAATTTAGATAAAGCAGTTGTAGTAGACGCATAAACTAAATCGCCCACTGCATAAGAGCTTTGACCTGTACCGCCATTTGCTGCAGCGACGACACCTGTTACGTTTGTTGATGTGCCTGTTACGTTACCAGCAGAGGTAATATTTGTCCCAGCTACTGTACCAACTGCTGTAAAGTTTCCGCTATCTGTAAAACTAAACCGTGTCGTTGGTGTGCCAGCAACGTTAGTCATAAACCTATATATCCAACCGGAATTATCCCCAAATTGCAAATGAACTGTATTTGGTGACGTGGTATTAGATAAACTATAATTGCCAGTAATGTTTCCGCCAGTAAGATTACTTGCGTTTGTTGCATTTGTAACTGCTGTAGTTCCTATTACTGAAACAACTTGCGCTGCTGTAGCTGCACTAAATGCGGAAGTAGCATTACCATAAGCAAGACCTGTAAGTGTAGCTACACCTGTACCTCCTGAAGCAACTGGGAGGATAGAACTATTTGTAGCAGTTAGAGTAGTACCATTAGCATAAATTGACCGTGATGATGGGTAGGTAACAAAAACAGTGACCGTACCTGAAAAGGTAACAGCTGCCCCTGCATTGCTTGAGGATAGTATAGTGTTTCTGGTAAGCAACGTACCTACTAAAGTATACGTGCCAATCCCTACTTCCCAGTTACCGGCTGTATCGGTAGCTCCATAGTATGTAGTGTTTGCGTTACCAATTACTGTAAACGCTTGGTACCCAGAAACCGTTCCGCTAAAGGTAAAACTAACGGTGGTGTTAGCCGTACCTGTTTGCTGAACTCTATCCGCAAGAACTAGAGCCATTTAGGACTCCTAGCTTGTTGCTGTTGTGCTATATGTAACCGCTACTGTATCGCCTGCTGTAACTGCTTTAGCTACTGAAAATGCACCTGCACTATACAATGTACCTGCTGTACTTGATTGCGTATTAACTGCACCTGTACCTGTCACTAAGAAACAACCCGTCACGTTACCGCCTACACCAGTAATTAAATATGTAATCGCTGTAGCTGTTGAAGTTGTTACGTTTGATGGTGTTGTACCTGTAGATGAAGCTACACCAAACACTGCTGTACCACGAACTGCTGAACCACCAACTGTGTAGTTGACATATTCTGTCCAACCTGCGTGGGTCACCATTGTATCTGCCGCTGCAAAAGTAGGCGATGTAGTTGCAATCAACCCTAAAAAAGGACCTACAACGGTATATGCTGCGCCTTTTAGTAGTGTATCAAACATTAACTGTTTACCAACAGCATTAACTAAATTAGGGATTGTCTCTTCCCATTTTAATTTGCCTTCAGCGTCACGACATTCAACATGGTACGAACCTTCAATACCTACTGTTTCTGAAACGGCACCGCTTGTACCTAATGTTGCTTCAATGATATCACCAAAGCCTTGTTGTTCTTTCATCATAATAAACTCCTAAAATCTAATAATGGCTGATGTTGCTGTTGCCGTTGGAAAAGTTATTGTAAATCCTGTTACTTGGTTTGGAACTTTATCAGAACCAAAATCTAATACAGCTACTGCAGAACCTGTTGTACTATTATAAATCAATGCTCCACGAGTAGTAAAACTAGCAGGGTTCCAATTTACATTAGCAAAAGATATATATGCTGTTCCATTACTACTTGCAGGCACTGTTGGTGTTAAAATTTTACCACCTGCTATATATCCAGTACCTGTGATCTCACCTTCAGTTGTATATACTAGCGTATCAGCATTTAGCGAGGCTGTGGCTTGATATAATGCAATCTTGTACACATAAGGTGTGCCAGTGTTAAAGTTCTCTAGAGCGCTTAACATCTTCGTTTTAAACACAGTGCATTGAGTCTGTACGATAGCCATTATAGTCCTTTATATGGAAGGCTTGTTTGGCCTTGCCTATAGGCATCATTTCTTTCTAGTCCATCACCAAGACGTTTGGCTTGCATTAATGCATCTTGATACATTTTTTCATAATAAGTGACCATATCTTGTTCACCTTTCATAAAAATAACAGCTTCACGCATAGCGCCATAAAATAAAACTGGATCATAGTTATCACCAAGCCAACTTGTGCCAGTTGCATTATTAATTGAAGCTACTGGTACAGAAAATCCTGCTCCAGAATTACCAATATATGTATTTGATGCACTTAATATATCACCAACAACATATAGTGAACCACCATTTGTTAAAGTACATTGAGTTACTAATCCACCAGAAATTACAATAGTAGCAACAGCGAATGTGCCGTTACCACCTGTTAATGGTACATTTGCATATACACCATTGTTATATCCACCACCGCCAGTAATAGTTCCTAGCGTTAATACAATTCCTTGAACAATAGTTTCTGGATAATAAAAATAATGTAATTCAACTGGATAACTATCATTAGGCGTTGGAGCCATAATAAAAGATAGTTCATTAGGATTGGAAATTTGCGTTCCAAACAATGCGTAATATCTAGGCTCTCCTACATCTGTAGGATTAGGATATGATTCACGTAAAAAATTTACATCTTTATTTAAAAGATATTTATATGTACCAGTAGCATCAACAATAGCTACTGAATAAACAGAAAGAAAATCATCTGGGCAAGAAAGATACTTATTGTTTAATGTAGTGTTACCAGTTACATTTTTTCTAAGCGAAGGAAATTGAACAGTGTTATATATTCTTTCCTCTGCTTGTTGAATAAACATAGGAATACTCTCTACAAATAGAGACTCAGTGTTTTCACTGTAATTTTGTATTGCCTGATTTAATTCAATGTAGTTCATTACGCCATAGGTCCACGAGCTTTAAGCCCTTTAGTAGCACATCCGTTACCACGAGTAACAATGCCTTCTTTTTCAATAAAGTCTTTTTTACCACCAATACTTACAGTCATTGCTTCTGTTTCTGGACCAACTTCTTGGGCAGAACGAGTGTTAGGGTCTACGTTTCTATTATCATTATCAGCCATGATTATTATCCTTTGTTTTGTGCTGCAATTTTAGCCAAGCCACGACCTAGCTTTTTCATATCAGCATTAGTTTTACCGCCTTTACTACCAGTCGCTTTATGACCAGTTTAA